ACGCTCCATGACGCCTACCTCGTTGGCGAAGGTGCCCGGGTAGGAGAGCAGCGGACGAACATCGAAGGTGTAGGGAGCCCACACGATACCCGCATCGGAGAACTTATCGCCCCGAGCGACTACCAGGAGGGTGTTGCTCAGCTTGGACAGGTTCCAGTTCACAGTCTTGAAGACAGTGTACTGGTTGTTCACGGTGCCAGCCACGGCGATACCGTTGCTGAAGTTCCACTGGTCGCTGGACTGCTGGAACGCACCGGACTTCATTCCGCGACGGAGGCGGCTAACCGACTTCGCATCGCCGATGATGAACGAGCCCTCACGGTAACGCTCGTTGAAGATCTCGTTACTGGTGAGGTCGAGGAAGCCCAGAAGCTGGTCATTCCAGTCCTCCTGGCTAGCGTAGGTGCTCGGCTTGACAGTGCCGAAGGTGAGTTCCCGGTCATCCGAAGCGTCGAGCATGAGGCTCAGGGCCCGCTGGTTGATCTTACGGGCAATCTGGTCAGCGATGTCGGTGACGACCTCGTTAGCGACCTCCAGGTTGTGGTAGGCCCGAAGGTCCTGCTCGACCTCAATGCTCCAGTAGGCGCGGAGCTTGCGAGTCGTCGCACTAACCGACTCGCTCGTCATCATCAGCTTCACCAGGTCAGCCGACTCGGCCTCGCCGTTGTCGTCGCCGAACGTGGAGTCGAAGCACGCCACGTTATCCAGGTACCAGGGATCTCCCCCAGCAGCGTGGGTTCCGAGGGTGTCCTTGTAGAAGATCCGGCCATCGGGGCGGTCCATCGGGTAAACCGAGCCAACCCTGGTGAGGATCAACTGCGGGTAAACCCGGCGAACAACCGGGAACTGGAACGGCTGGGCGCTGGCCACGTCGCTCAGGCCAAGACCTCCGGTGGGGAGGGCCTGCTCCATGTAGGCCAGGTCATTCTGCTCCATCGCGAGCCACACGCGGGCCGCGCGGGGGTTCTGCTGGGCCATCGTCTGGAGGAGCTTCTTGAGACCAGCCGCCGGGCTAAACCAAAGATGCTGGCCGTACTCCCGATCCATCGGGCCGACCATATCGGGGTCATAGTCCTGGAGGAGCGTCTTGCCGTCCTCGCCCACGCCCATGAACTTCTTGTTCAGGCCGTACTCTTCGCAGGACTGGAGGACCATCTTGTCGATCATCTCGGGGACATCTCGGGGGGCGCGCTCGTCGAGCGGGGTGTCCTCCGGCTCCCCGCTGTTGAAGCCGATGGTGCGGATCTTGCTCTGGAACATGCTCTTACCCCCGGACATGGCCTCGGCGGTACGCATGAACTCGCCCTTGCGCGCGTCGAAGTCCTCGACAGTCTCGCACCCCTGCATACATGCACGGGCACCACGCTGAAGTGCGGTATCCCCGAAGCCGGATACGAAGTCCTGAACCATATTCTTGACCTCGCGGGCTTCCATAGCCGCGCTCACAGCCTGCAGCTTCTCGACGAAGAAGGACGCAGCCTCTTCAGCCGGGGCGAACTTCTCGTTCAAGATAGCCTCGATGTCCTCGTCGGTGAGTTCATCCTGGCTCTTGTACGAATCGGGGTTGTCGCCGGACTCGATCTGCTGTGGACCCTTGCTCTGGGTGGGGAGTTCGATGGTAGCTCCGTTGCCGAAGGTGATCTTGTTTCCGCTACGGCCCTTCACTCCACCAGCCACTTTGCCGAGGTGCTCGACAATCTCCTTGAACGGGTGGGGATACGGGTCCTCGATGCCGGTTCCCGTGACTCCATCCATCTCGGGGGTACGCATCTTGCCGATGGGCGGAGCGTCAGGGTCAGCCTGATTCAGATAGGCCATTGCCGCTCCGCTGAGACGCTCGATATGGGCGTCCGCGAATGTGATGTCGTCGATGGTCGAATCCTGGTCAAGGGTACCGAGGAACTCTTCGAAGCTCATGAGGTCCTCAGAGTCGAAGAACTCCCCACCCTCCTCCTCGGAGTAGAGATCCTGGAACCTCTTAAGAGCCTCCATCGACTCCCCGTACTCCTGGAGCTTCTCGTCTAGCCCTTTCATGTGTTGTCCTCCTTTAGAGTGCTCCTCGGGGGAGCCGAAACCTTGCTTTCTATCTCGGTACTTCTGAACCGTCTTCTCGCTTAGCTTTCCTCCAGTCTTCCTGGAGGCGGTGTAGAGCTTGCTAAGGTCATACTTGTCTTTGAAGTAGTGGCCTAGCTTCTTTCCCTTGTAGACCGGAGCCCCTTCGCTGAACCAAAACCGCATCGCTCTTGGAGTTATGGACAGAGGCATCGCTCTCACCCCACAATGCGGACATGGGGGCGAAGCACTCGAACGTGGGGCCGAGTCACGATCCTGTCTACGATCTCTTCCTCGATGTCCGAGGTGTCCTGCACGATCTGCGCGTTGTAGAACCCGGAGCCGGGGGAGGCTTCTCCCGAAACCGCATCGAAAGCCTGGCAGCGGAATACCGTCACCAATCCTACATCCTGATGAATGTTCCCCAGTTGATCCACCCAGGTTCCCTTGCGGGTATCCCCACGGCCTCGGGAAGAGATCCCGGTGGGGACCTTAGCCTGAAGCTGGGTCCAGAGGTTGTGGCCATCCGTTGTAGCCATGATCTTACCGTCGGCCCAGAGTTCTCGGCCTCCATCAGATCGGCGGCCCTGGGGGGACCAGTAGACCTTCTCGTACTGAATCCCGTTACCGCCCATCCCTCTCCCTGGGTGAGACGGGTGGTCGATCTGCCCACAGAGCCCGCCGGACTGGGCAAGCTCATTCATGGGGCGAATGTTCTCGTCCCACACCTTCTCCCCGTAGACCTCTCTACGGCGGGAGAGGATGTCCGCAACCGTTACGGGCATACCCTGGAACCGGGCTAGGTAGTGGTCAGGGAGGGGCTTCCCATTGGCGTCCGTCCGGGTGACGGGGAACTTCGTGTCGAACGAGAAGGTCTGAACCATCACCCTCTCGCCCTGCATCATCTCGACGAGGCCGTCATCCACCTCTTCGTAGTCCTGCCCGTTGAAGTTCGAGGGCTTGTTGGAGGCTTGAGGATCTCGGTCGTAGGAAGTGGCGTACCCAATGGGGGAGCCGATGGCAGCGGAGGACACGATACGGGGAGCGGGCTCAGGGTTCCCTGCCGTGGATATGGGGATCATGTTCGCAGAGAGGCTGTGCTCTAGCTCGTGAACGAGGGACATGACGATGGGGTTCTTGGAACCAGCGGTGTTGTCATGGGGGTCTACGTCGAGCCGGGAGAGCATCTCCCTCAGAGTCTCTCCCTCCCGGTGCTTCGCCTCTTTACCCACCACTCCGTGCAGCTTTAGCTCCTCCAGGACGCGGTTTGCGACCATAGAGCCGTAGCTACCGGAGGAGAAGACATCCGGGTTGTCTCTAGTCTGCATAACGCACCTCCACTTTCCTCCCACTCACAAAGTAGGAGTTCCGTGAAGGCTCTACAACTGACAAATATGCCTAGTACACAAAAATGGGCCCTTCCCCCGCTAAGCGAGAGAAGGGCCCTGCACCAGCTAGCACGATGAGTAATCCTATGGTAGCAAACCGTTTCCGTTCTTTCCACCCTCTCCTTGACGGAGTTCTAGGACCCTAGCTCCACGGGGGATTCCGTGCCTCCGATTGAAGGATTGGTTCGACGAAGGCGGGAACTGAGGGCCCCCTCCGGTGGGGGGAGGTGGCTGTTGGGAAGCCCCGTACTCTTGGGGTCTCTGCCAAGCAGAGGCTTCCTTCGCGGCGGCATCAGCCGCTAGGTCAGCGGCCTTCTTCTTGCCCTCCTCGATCTGAACCACAAGCTCGTCCGCGTCCTGATCCGGGGACCGCTTCAGCCACTCCACCAGGAACTCGGTGGGGAGGCCGCCAGCAAAGACATCCTGCCAGGTAGCCATCGCCTGGGCAGCCTTGAGGCTGAGATCCGCTTCGGAGACTCGATCTACGGTGGTAATGACCGGGAACTTGATCGTGTACTCCACGGTGTGGGGCAAGATCCCGTGCAGCATGAGTTCGTAGTTAAAGAGCTTCCTGAGTCCTTGGTCCAAGATGTCCTGGGCAGCGTAGAGGATTCTCGCGAACTGAACGTCCTCGCGGTTCAGGCCATCCCCCTGCGGGGGGTTCTTCTCCTCGATCCCAAGGTAGCGGCGGGGGACTCGTGAGCGGCATACGATCTTGTCTCGGTGATACAGCAGGTCATCGAAGGAGCCCAGTGCGGTGTTGCTCGGCTCTAGGATCTCCACCTCCGACTCGATGGGGGTGAAGCCAGGGGCCACGGAGTACAACTTCGGGACGTAGTAGCTCATGGCAGCGGAGATCGGGTTGAACGTAGCTTCCATGTTTCCGGTGTCGAGGTTCTGGATCTGCTTCTTCTCCACACGGTCTTTGTACTGGTTGAGTTCCTTCTGAATGTACCCGGCCTCGTTCCCTCTCTGGACAGGGATGAGTACCTTGTGGAGGGTGCAGGGGTAGGCTCGGGTAAGCCGTGCGAGGACGAGGCCCTCCTCCAAATACTGCAGCTTCTTCCAGGTTCGCATGATGGACTTGAACAGGGGGGTCCCTATCCCAGCCACGATCTCTCCAGTGCGGAAGTGGATGATCTGCCAGTCCTCGTACTCAATGGCGGTATCTTTCCCTTGGAGTCGGCCCTTCTGAGTGTACCCCCCACGCTCGTTCCCCTTCTCGTCGAGCTTGGGGTACATCTGATGCTCGGGGCGAGGGTCGAGCCGGGTGACCGCCCCCATCAACTCCCCACCATCTTCAGCCTGGGTGGGAGTCATGTAGTCGTCGTCGATCTGCATCTCCCAGAAGGAGTTCCCGTACTTCTCCGTCTGTCGGAGGGCGGGGCCGATCTTGTGGTACACGTCCACCCGAGCGCAAAGGTCATCGATGATCTGGACCACTTTGGGGTCCTTGCACTCGATCTCGATAGGCTTGTTCCCGCCTACCCCGCCCTTCTCCCGGCCAAGCGCCGCGTCCACGATAGTATCCAGAGCCGTGGAGATGATGGCGTCGTTGGCGTCCATGTAATCTAGATCACGGTGGAGGGTGTAACGGTGCTGTTCGACGGCAAAGGCGATGTTGAAGATCGAGGAGAAGTCCGCGTTGAGGACCCCAACGGAGGAGACATCGGGGTAGATCGTGTTCTCCTCTGAGGCCGTAAACACCTCGGAGAAGGACCGGTACCAGTCGCGAGGTTTACGAAGGAGACCGGCCAACTTCCCCCTATTAGCCCCCATCGTTCCAGGGCTGGACACAGCGGCCATAGACCCCCATCCGTCAAGGTCCCCCCAAGCCGTGTCCGTAGACTGCTTCATTGGCTTCATGTCGTCCTCCTATGCAACCGACGCGGACGCCTCTTCCAAGGCTTCTCCGTAGCCCACGTATCCTGATCCCCACCAGGAGAACCAAGACGCCATAACAGTATCAGAGTACGAGCCCGTGGGCCACTCCACCAATTCCTTCAGCCAAACGAGGATGGGGTCCCGCTCGATAGTGTCCTGGCTCAGAGTCATCACGTTACCAGGGGAGGCGGGGTCAAAGAGGTCAGGGGAGAGGTGCCCCGTGGGAATACCAAATCCTCCGTGGGACATGGTGACAGCCATACCTCGGGGCCCTACCTGGAGGCTCTGCTTCTTCCCGGAGGTGGTGGTGAACGGAGCCACGGGAATGCCCATAGCGCTCGCTCCCATGCGCTGCTCCAGAGATCCTACGATGTGGGATTGGTAGGCATTGTCCTCCACGATCACCAACTGGTGGAGGTAGACCCGATGCTTAGCGAGGATGATGCCGTCCACCTCGTGGGGGTGCCAGCGGCCTCTGTGGATGTCGGCAATCCAGAGGCGGTTGTCGGGGCCGATGGCGAGGGTGAACAGGACAGTGTAGGAGGACTTGGCCCCCATAGAGGCCCCCAGATCCACCCCCATAACCTTCTGGAAGGGGCGGATGAAGTCCTCGTACTCCTTCGATCCGTAAGCCCAGTGGTGCATGATCGAAGGGCACAGAACATCGTCGGTGAATACGATGTCCTCGTCCGCAATCGGGCGGAGCATGAAGTTACGGGTGAACGCGGCGTCACCGATAGCCTTCTTGCGGATGTCCAGCGTCTCCAGCGGGAACATGGCGGGCCAAAGAGCTACCCGCTCCCCCTTCTCTTCTCGAATCGCTGGACGCTTGATCTTGTTCCAGATGGGGTTCGCTTCGAGGCGGCTGGAGATGTCCTCCTGATGCCACGGGGTGTAGAGATAGGGAGCCCGGCCCCCGGGGCAGAGCAGGTTGATCCAAACCTGATTGAACGACTCGACTATCTTCTCGCGGAGATTCGGCTTAGAGATCGCATTCTCTTGATCGCAGACATCATCAAAGTGCATGAAGTCTGCTCGCCCCCCGGCTGCGGTTGAAGTGATAGAAGTAGCTTCGATTGAGTACTCTTTCTCACCCGTGGACGCCCCCGCGACGTTGACTGAGGTTCCCCCCCAAGGGAGGCCCGGCTTGAGGTCCGGGAATACCTCTCGGACTCGCTCGTTGCTGGTGATGTTGCCCTTGATAGCGTTGAGGATCTTGATGGAGGTTCCATCCGTAGCGCTGACGATCTTAAGGCGTAGGTTGGGGTTAGTCCCCAACTCCCAGATGTCACGGTACACCATCTGGTCGGACTTACCGTGATTTCTGGGGAAGCAGATTAGACCGAACCATTCGTGCTGGTTCTCCCCCGGGAGGGGGATGAAAGCCTGGAGTTCCCGGTGGAAGTCCGCCTGGGTGAACGGGCGACCGTTCGGGTCCTTGGCTACGTACTCGATGAACGCATTGGGGTCGAGCTTGGCTCGACGGATGCGGCGCAGAGCCAGCGCATCCCGAAGGAGGTCCTCTAGCCCCATTGGCCCGAGGGAGTCCCGGAGAAAGTCCAGGAGATCCTCTTGGGC